CCAGGTACAAAGACACTAAACAAAGGTTCAATCGAATTCGAAAATGATAGTAGAATCATAGCTTCAGCTACTGGTGCTAACTCTATTCGTGGTCTTTCAGTAAATTTACTGTATCTTGATGAGTTCGCGTTCGTAGATAACGCTGAACAATTCTATACATCTACATATCCTGTTGTTACATCAGGTGGTAAGTCAAAAGTTATTATAACTTCTACAGCTAATGGTATCGGTAATATGTATCATAAACTGTATGAAGGTGCTCAAAATCAAAAGAATGAGTATCAACCATACACAATTAATTGGTGGGATGTACCTGGTAGAGACGAAGTTTGGAAAAAACAAACTATCGCGAATACTTCTGAATTACAATTTGAACAAGAATTTGGAAACTCGTTTCTTGGTACAGGTAATACTTTAATAAGTGCTAATTGTTTATTAGGATTACAAGGTCATGACGCTCTATGGACAAGAGAAAATGTTCATCTATATCAAGAACCTCAGAAAGATAGTCAATACATAATGACAGTTGATGTCGCTAGAGGTCGAGGACAAGACTATTCTACATTCTCTATATTTGATGTATCAGAAAAACCTTTCAAACAAGTAGGTATATATCGAGATAATATGATATCACCACTTCTTTTTCCTGACATAATAGCTAGATATGCTACTATGTACAATGAAGCTCTAGTTGTAGTAGAAAATAACGATCAAGGACAAATAGTTTGTAATAGTCTTCATTATGATATAGAATATCCTAATGTTTTTACTCAGTCAACAGTAAAATCTACAGGTATTGGTGTGACAATGACACGAAAAGTAAAACAAATCGGTTGTTCTACACTTAAAGAACTCATGGAAGAAAACAAATTAAGAGTAATTGATAAGTTTACGATTAATGAATTAGTAACTTTTGTTGGTAAGGGTATGTCATATGAAGCTGACGGTGGTAATCATGATGATTTAGTCATGAATTTAGTCATGTTTTCATGGTTTGTGACAACACCATACTTTCAGAGTTTAACAGATTTAGAATTAAAGAAAATGTTGTATGATGAACAACAACAACTAATTGATGATGATATGGTACCCTTTGGTATCATTGATGATGGTTCAAACACTACTGAATCTTATAAAGAAGGTGGTGATGTTTGGACAGTTGTTGATAAGGTACAAGTTTACTAAATTATAAATACTAGTTAATGATGAGAATATCTCATTATTTTAACTTAAATAATAAAATTATATTTCGAAATATAAATTTTTAGGAGAAAACAAAATGGCATTTCAAGTTTCGCCTGGTGTACAGGTTCAAGAAATAGATGCTACTAATGTTATTCCTGCGGTCTCAAGTTCGACAGGAGCATATTGTGGTTATTTCGGTTGGGGTCCAGCCGAAGAAGTTACTACAGTAAGTTCAGGTAAAGGACTTGTAGATTCATTCGGGGAACCCGCTAATACAGATATAGCAGCTGAACATTTTTATCCAGCAGCTAACTTTCTAGATTACGGGATTGACTTAAAAGTAGTTCGTATCGCGACTACCAGTATGGTAAACGCGACAACAACAAGTGGACAGTCTTTGTTAATCAAAAACTTAACTCACTATAGAGCTAATTACAGTTCAGGCCAAGCGTCTGTTGGTAATTATGGTGCTAGATATGCGGGAGCTAAAGGTAATTCACTTAAAGTTTCAGTATGTGGTGGTGCTAATCCTTACGCTCAAGCAAGTGTTACAACAACTAATGGAACATCAGCCTTAGCAGGTACTTCAATCGAAGTAACTCTAGGTGAGAAATTCATAGTTGGTGATATCATAACAGCTATAGGTTCGGATTCTACAAGATATAAAATATCAGCTATTGCTTTTGACTCAGGTGCTACCGGAGAAGCAACAATTACTCTAGCCCAAGAAGACGATTCTACTCAAGGTTTAACAGCTGCCGTTTCAAGCGGTGCTGCTTTATCTAGAGAGTGGGAATTCGCTCAACAGTTCAACGGAGCACCGGGTACATCAGCTTTTGCAGCTGGTAGATCAAGTGCTGGAGCAACAGATGAGATGCATATCGTAGTTCTTGACGAAGACGGTGAAATTTCAGGTGTTCCTGGAACCGTTTTAGAAAAGTATGAAGCAGTATCAAAAGCTGCTGATGCTAAAGACGAGTTCGGTTCTAGTAATTACTATGTTACTTGTATTGAATACAAGAGTGACATGATATATTGGTTAGATCATAGTTCAACTATGGGTTCAGCTGGTTCAAATGCTTCTGGTGTTACGTTTGGTACAGGTACTTTACCTGATTCTCTATCTTTCACCAACGGTGCAGATGGAAATCAACCAACTACGGGACAGAAACTTGTAGCGTGGGATACACATTTCGGTAGTGCGGACAACGAAGATATCAGTTTAATGATATCTGGTAGTTCACAAGCAGATAACGGTAGTGGTACAGGAGTTGTAACTCGAGCAGAAGCAACTAGTTATTACAACCAACTCATGAATATAGCAGAAGACAGAAAAGACTGTGTAGTATTCTTTTCACCAATCAAATCAGACGTAGTTGATTCAGGAATCGCGGGAGCGACTAATGTAAAAGCTACAGCAGATACATTGAATGGTTCTTCATACGCTGTAATGAGTTCAAACTGGTTATATCAGTATGACAGATATAACGACAGGTATGTTTACATACCAGACAACGGATCAGTCGCTGGCCTATGTGCTAGAACTGATTTCACGAATGATGCATGGTATTCACCAGCAGGATTCAACCGTGGTCAAATTTTTGGTGTAACTAAATTGGCTTTCAACCCAACTCAATCTGATAGAGATACTCTCTACAGAGCTAGGGTTAATCCAGTTTGTACATTCTCAGGACAAGGAACAGTTCTATTCGGAGATAAAACATTAGTATCTAATGATGGTAGTGCTTTCTCAAGAATTAATGTTCGTAGATTGTTCATAGTGTTAGAGAAAGCTATCTCAACAGCTGCTAAGTTCCAACTATTTGAATTTAACGATTCATTTACAAGAGCTAATTTTAGATCAGCTATTGAACCTTTCTTACGTCAAGTACAAGGTAGACGAGGAATCTATGATTTCAAAGTTATCTGTGACGAAACGAATAACACACCCGGCGTAGTTGACTCATCTCAATTTGTAGCTTCAATATTTGTGAAGCCAGCGAGATCAATCAACTTCATAACTTTAACTTTTGTAGCATCTAGAACCGGTGTAGATTTCGAAGAAGTCTACGGCGCTCAATAAGGAGGTAAAAAATGGCAACTATTAATGATTTTAAAGCTAACCTTCTCGGAGCTGGTTTAAGGGCCAATAGATTTGAGGTATTCATACCTCGAACAGGTAGTAAGATACAGTTCTTATGTAAGACTGGAGCATTACCTGGACAAACTATTGAACCTGTAGAAATAGTTCACAAGGGGTTGACGTTTAATATAGCGGGTAATCGATCATTCGAAGATTGGACTGTTGGTATCTATAATGATTCTGAATTCTCAGCGAGAAACGCTGTTGAAGAATGGATGTCTACTATAGTACCTATGGATGATTCATCTGTAGCTTCTCTAGGATATGAGTATATGGTAGATAAAGCTACTATTTCTCAATTAGGTAGAGATGATTCAGTTGTAGCGACATATGAGTTTTACAATATGTGGCCAACATCTATAGCAGCTATTGATATGGATACTTCTGGTGGAGAAGAAATAACTACTACAGAAGTTACATTCAAATATTCTCACTTTGAAAGAGTTCTCTAAAGAACGCTTTTAGTGTGTTATAAATATTAGTATGGAATTATTTGGATTAGAAATAAAGAGGAAGAAGGGTGACGAAGCTCCTAAATTACAGAGCTTCGTCCCACCTCAAAATGATGGTTCTGTTATAGAAATAGGACAGGACGAGGGAATGGGTGGTTTCGCAGCCACAGGTGGAGTCATTGGTCAGTTCGTAGATATGGAAGGTGGTGTTAAAACCGAAGCCGATCTTGTCGCACGATACAGAACAATGTCTCTTGTTCCTGAATGTGACTCAGCGATTGAAGATATAATAAACGAATCAATATCTTCAAATGATTTAGATGCACCGGTAGCTATTAATTTAGACCGAGTGAATCATTTTAGTGATAGTACTAAAGAAAAGATTCGTGACGAATTTAGTGTAGTTCTTGAATTACTAGGATTCAGAGAGTTATCTCATGACATATTCAGAAAATGGTATGTTGACGGAAGACTCTACTTTCATAAGATGGTAGATTCTAAGAATGAGAAAAAAGGAATTCAGGGTTTAAGACCTATTGATCCTCAGAAAATCAGAAAGATTAGAGAGATCAAAAAGAAAAAAGATGATAAGACAGGTGTTGAAGTCATACAGAAAGAGAATGAATATTTTCTTTTTAATGACCAAGGGTTTGATAAATCAGCCAATAACACAGGTCAGACAGTTAGAATTTCTACTGATGCTGTAACTCATATAACCTCAGGGTTACTTGACTATAATCAGAAAGTAGTAGTTGGTTATTTACATAAGGCTATGAAGTCTGTAAACCAACTAAGAATGTTAGAAGACGCCCTAGTTATTTACAGAATATCTAGAGCACCAGAAAGAAGAATCTTCTACATTGATGTAGGTAACTTACCTAAAGCGAGAGCTGAACAGTACTTAAAAGAAGTACAGACTAGTTATCGTAACAAGTTAGTATATAACGCTGACACAGGTGAAGTTAAAGACGATAGAAAGCATATGAATATGCTTGAAGATTTTTGGTTACCTCGTAGAGAAGGTGGTCGAGGAACAGAGATTAGTACACTACCAGGTGGACAAAATCTCGGAGAGATTGAAGATATTTTATATTTTCAAAAGAAATTGTACAAGTCTCTTAATGTACCGATTTCTAGATTAGAACAAGAGAATTCATTCGCTATTGGTAGAGCGACTGAGATTTCTAGAGATGAAGTTAAGTTTTCACGATTTGTTGATAGACTTAGAGTCAAATTCTCTAGATTATTTGATGATATTCTAAGAACTCAACTGTTATTAAAGAATGTAGTAACAGAAGATGATTGGAAGAAATCAAAAGAGTATATAAGTTATGACTTTCAAAAAGACGGTCATTTCGTAGAACTAAAAGAAGCTGAGATACTTAGAGAAAGAGTATCAACGCTAAATGATTTAGACCAATTCGTTGGTAAGTACTATTCTGAAGCTTGGATAAGAAAAAATGTTCTTAGACAATCCGAAGCTGAGATACTCGATATTAATAAAGAGATCGAAAGTGAAGGTAGTTCAGAAGGTGGTGAAGACGATATGGATTTTTAACTAGGAGAATATAATGGATAATAAGACTAGAGAATTTGTTGATCAAGTTGTCAATAATGACAACATAGAAGCTGGAGAGTCATTCAAGACTTTAATGCAAGATAAACAACTAGACGCAATTGATTTGAAAAGAGTTGAGATGCAACTCGATTGGTTAAATCAACCGGTAAAAACAGACGAAGAATAGGATTAACGACAAATGAAAACTTTTGTAGAACTAAGAAAACAATTAGACGAAGTTAACTTCAAACAAGATATGAAGAAAAATCATATTTCTTCTACTAAAATTAAAAATACAGAAGTACATTATCACGCTGAAAAGAAAGGTTCTAAGAAAGTTCGTGTGTTTGTTAAACCTAAGTCAGCTAAAGAATTTGAAGAACTAGGTATATTCAAAGATATGAATACAGCTAAAAAATCAGCTGATCAGTTTGTCAAACTTATGGGTGAAGACATAGACGAAGGTGTAAGTCTTTGGAGAGAGTTTAGAGAAAAAGCTGAAGACTTAATAGTCAAAGAAGATGATTCACTTCAAGAAGCTGAAATTGTATATAAAGTTAAAGGTATACAGAAACCTGAGATGGATAGATTCAATTCAGGTGGTAGAATGATGAAATTAAAAGTATCATTCAAGAAAAAAGGTAGTGATACTCATGTAACAATGGTAGGTACTAGAAAGAATCTAAGAGATTTTGATAGAATAGCTAGAGGTAAATCATCATATGGTGATCCTTCGACAATCAAAAACTTTGATGAAGATAATCTAGACGAATTTGGTACACCAGGAATGTCAGCATCTGATAAAGCTAACCTTCGTAGAAGAATCAAAGCTAAACAGAGAAAGAGGTAAAAATGAAACTAATATCAGAACAATGGTCAGACGAAGTAAATTACCTCGTTGAAGAAGATCCTAAGACAGGTAAAAAACACGCTTATATTGAAGGTGTGATGCTTCAAACAGAAGTAAAAAATAAAAATGGTCGTATATACCCGAAAGAGGTAATGCAGAAAGAAGTTAAAAGATATACAAAAGAATATATCGATAATAACAGAGCATATGGTGAATTAGGACACCCAGAAGGACCAACAATTAATTTAGAGAGAACATCTCATCTAATAACAGATTTATATGAAGACGGAAATAATTTCGTCGGAAAGGCAAAGATTTTAAGTACTCCTATGGGAAATATAGTTAAAAACCTTCTAGACGATGGTGCTAGATTAGGTGTTTCTAGTAGAGGTATGGGATCATTGAAAGCTTCAAACGCTAAGGGTGGAGTTCAAATGGTTCAATCAGATTTTCAGTTAGCTACTGCTGCTGATATAGTCGCTGATCCTTCAGCTCCAGACGCTTTCGTAGATGGTGTCATGGAAGGTGTTGAGTGGATTTGGGATAATGGCGTGATCAAAGCTCAGAAAATTGAAGAATATAAACATTCAATTCAAAGAGCGAGAACACAAAAACTTCAAGAAGTCAAATTAAATGTATTTAATGACTTTCTGAAAAATTTATAATATATAAATACTAGTTAAACAGTTTAAAATATATTTTTAATAAGGGAGTATTCTAACAATGTCAAGTTTAGAAAACACAATAACAGAAGTACTAGCAGAGGAAGCTGAAAAGTTACCTAAAGGTGGTGCTGATGTTAGTCCTGACGCGGATGCAGAAAAGAAAGCCTCTGAAGCAGCGAAAAAAGCTGGTGATAGCGTAAAAGCGGCACCAAAAACAAACGCAGCTCCAGCTGGTGACAAACCTGAAGCGGTCTCAGACGGACAAACAAAAGTAGAAATGGGTAAAGCAGTAAACCAAGAAGAAGTAGAATCGGAAGATGAAACTATTTCAGAAATGGGTTCTGATATGACCAAAGCTGAAATGATGAAAGCAGCTGTAGATAAAATGAAGGAAATGTCCGGAAAAGAACTACAAGCTACTTGGAATAAAGTTTCAGAAATGGGTGACATGCCCAAGAAAGAGGAAGATGGCGAAGACGGTAAAGCCGAGTCACTAACTCGTAACGCTACTATTAGAAAAGTAGTAGAAGCATTAAAAGATTTAGATGTTTCAGAAATCAGAGGTGTATTCACAACTAAAGAAGAAGTTGAAGAAGACGCTGATGAATCAGTTGAAGAAGCTAAATCATCTAAAGACCAGAAAGAAATGGACGGTATGAAAAAAGATGATGAAGAAGAAGACGAAGATGAAGAAGTCAAAAAAGAAGAAGTTGAAATCGACATGACAGATGACATCAATGCACTAGTTGCTGATGAAGACTTGAGTGAAGAATTCAAAGCGAAAGCTAAAACTATTTTCGAAAGCGCGGTAGCTGTTAAAGTCAAAGAACAAATGGCTGAAACAGAAGCTAAGTTAGAAGAAGAAACTAACCAAAAAATCGAAGAAATCAAAGATGATTTAACAGAGAAGGTTGATTCTTACTTGAACTATGTTTCAGAAAGCTGGGTGAAAGAAAATGAGTTAGCGATCGAAAGAGGATTAAAATCCGAATTGACCGAAGACTTCATTAGTGGTCTTAAACAACTGTTCGAAGAACATTATGTTGAAGTACCAGAAGACAAGTTTGATGTAGTTGAAGAACTAGCTAACAGACTTGATGAAATGGAAGATAAATTGAACGAAGAAGTTGCGAGTAACATCTCAGCTCTTCAAGATATTGAAGAACTTCAACGAGAAAAAATTATTAGCGAAGCGTCGAAAGACCTAGCTGATACTCAGGTTGAGAAGCTAAAAGCTTTATCAGAAGATATTGATTTCGAAAATGAAGAAACATTCGTAGAGAAAGTTTCAACATTGAAAGAATCATACTTCGGAGAAGGTAAAGTAGAAGCTGTCTCAGACGACAGCGCTGTAGTAAGTGACGATGCTGATTTTTCTGGAGCGGGCGATGTCGCTCAACCAGTTAATGAAGGTATGGCACGATACACTGCGGCTTTAACCAAATTTGCTAAGATTGATTCTTAGTAAATTTTAATAAGGGGACTATAAACAATGTTTATGTCAGAAAACTTACAAGAAAAGTGGCAACCAGTTCTAGAGCACAGCGATCTTCCAAAGATCGAAGACTCTTACAAAAGAGCTGTAACGTCAGTTATTCTTGAAAACCAAGAAAGAGCGATAGCAGAAGAAAGAGGAGCTATGAATGAAGCCCTCGGAGCTGGTACTGGTACTGTAGCGGGAGCACCTGGTGGTGTTACTGCAACTGCAGCTAACTGGGACCCAATTCTTATATCTCTAGTTCGTAGAGCAATGCCAAACTTGGTAGCCTACGATATCTGTGGTGTTCAACCTATGACAGGACCTACTGGACTTATCTTTGCTATGAAAGCTAGATATGTTGACAGTACTACTGCTGTAGATAGAACAGAAGCCATGTTCAACGAAGCCGATACAGACTTCGCTGGAGCTGGTACACACGCAGGATCAGATCCTTTTGCATCTGGTTCAGCTAACACAGCTATCCAAACTGGTTACACAACTGGTACAGGAGCTGCGACAGCAACTGCTGAAATTGATTCTACAATTCCAGAGATGTCGTTCACGATTGAAAAAGCTACAGTTACAGCTAAAAGCAGAGCGCTAAAAGCTGAGTACACAATCGAACTCGCACAAGACCTTAAAGCTATTCATGGCTTAGATGCAGAAACAGAATTAGCTAACATTCTATCTGGTGAAATCCTAGCGGAAATCAACAGAGAAGTTGTTAGAACTGTTAATGATCAAGCTAAAATCGAAGGTGTTGCTTCAGAAGCAAACCTAACAGGAACAGCTGTTAACGGTCAATTCAACTTAGATACAGATTCTTCTGGAAGATGGTCAGTTGAGAAATTCAAAGGTCTTATGTACCACATTGAAAGAAACGCAAATGTTATTGCAAGACAAACAAGAAGAGGTAAAGGTAACTTTATCATGTGTTCGTCTGATGTAGCTTCTGCTCTAGCAATGGCTGGTGTATTAGATTACGCTCCAGCATTATCAACATCATTAAGTGTTGACGATACTGGAAACACTTTCGCTGGAGTCTTAAATGGTTCTATCAAAGTGTATATCGACCCATATTACGCAAGTGTGACTCAACGTCCTACTGGTGTAACTGCTGGTGAAGGATATTGTACAGTTGGCTATAGAGGAACTAATCCTTTTGACGCTGGTGTATTCTACTGTCCTTACGTTCCATTGCAGATGGTTCGTGCAGTTGGTGAAGATACTTTCCAACCAAAAATCGGATTCAAAACTCGTTACGGCATGGTTTCAAACCCATTCGTAGGAGCGACTCCTTCTTCTGGATTGGCAGCAACTTCAACTAACTCTTACTACAGATCATTCGAAGTATTGAATCTTCTATAGATAAGAATCTAAATCATAATCGATTTCAGAGAGCCCTTCGGGGCTCTTTTTTTATGTTAATCACTTTACTGTTATAAATATAGATGTGAAAGAAAAAAATATCTCCGATATTATACAACCAATTGAAGACGGTCGTTGGAATTGGTATGGTTTAGGAGAAGAATCTGAGGAAGAAATGATAGAATTTGATGATATACTTCATACATATATGAATGGGAATAGAAAGGCAGAAGTCGGTATTAAAAATGGAACATATGGTATTCGAATGTGGGAAAACCAAATATGGCAAGAAGATGAATTAATGAAAGGATATAGTGAATCTTATGTTGAAGACGCTGCAGACAATTATGTATTCGGGATAAAAAATCATGGCAAAGGCTAATTGGCAATCTGATCAACCTACAAATCTAAACTACTTATCGCCTGTTAATTTTGATTTATCAATTAACAAGTTACCTAAGACTAGATATTTTTGTACAGCTGTCACACTACCCAATATTATAATGAGTGAAACTACTATGGCTACAACTCTAGCTATTGAATCTAGTTTACCAGGTGATAAAATTACATTCGATCCATTGAATCTAAAGTTTGTTGTTGACGAAGATATGACAAACTATCAAGAGATATATAATTGGATGATGGCTTTAGGACCAGGATTTGATACAGACGATTTTGTCGGATTAGTTGAAGGTAAGAAAACTCCATCAGGTGGTGTTAGTTCATCTAAATTTGAGAATATGTATTCTGACGCTATGTTGATTGTAAACACCTCAGCGAACAACGCTAATATTGAGTTTCAATTCGAAGACTGTTTTCCTACAAGTCTAGGTAGTGTTGAATTTAACATTGACACAGCCGGAGTCGAATACGCGACCTGTGATCTAACATTGAGATACACTTTATTTAAAGTAAAAACAAGTACTTAAAAGTACCCTATATATTATATACATTATGAATTTAAAAAACATACAAGATATGTGGAAAGACGATTGTAAGATAGATGATATCGAACTTGACGCTTCTTCACTACAAGTACCAAGACTACACGCCAAATATACTGAACTTTTATCTGAAAAGAAGTTAGAAGTTGTTCGTTATGAACGACAAATGAAAGAACTTAATAAAGATAAATGGTTATGGTATGGTGGTAAAATGTCACATGACGAAATCAAAGAACATAATTGGGACTATGATCCGTTCAATGGATTGACAGTTCTGAAATCAGATTATGATAAATTTACAGGAGCTGATAAAGATATACAAGATTTAAATGATAAACTTGAATATCTCAGAGTTACAGTAGATGTATTAACTGATATTGTCTCTCAAATAACTTGGAGACATCAAACAATAAAGAATATTATAGAATGGCGGAAGTTCATGGCAGGCTCATAGTAGCCAAGACAGACGAAGTATATCTTACAGTATCGACAGAAGATTCAATTCGAAAAGAACTTTCAGAATTTTTTAAATTCAAAGTTCCTGGAGCTGAATTCATACCAGCTGTAAGAAGAAGATTTTGGGACGGATACATTCGTCTTTTCAATCTCAATACAAATAAAATCTATCTAGGATTATACGATTATCTCAAAGAATTTTGTGATGAGAGAAACTATGCTATAGAAGGGTATGAGAAAGATACAGATATATTTACAATAGATCGATTTCAAGAAATTGTAAAAGACATACCATTAGAACTTAGAGATTATCAAAAAGACGCTGTAGCGTTTGCCGCTCATAATCAGAAGTGTATATTAGTGTCTCCGACAGCTTCGGGTAAATCATTAATGATATACAGTCTCATTCGATACAACTTTTTAAAGAAAAATAAAAAGGCATTAGTGATAGTACCGACAACATCTCTAGTAGAACAGATGACAAAAGATTTTCAAGACTACGGATTCAAAGGTGACATAGCTAAAATATATGGTGGTGATAAAGGTGCTGATGCTCCGATTGTCGTTACTACATGGCAGTCAATGATGAGAATGCCTAAAGGATTCGGTAATGAATTTGGTATGGTCATCGGAGATGAAGCTCATCTATTCGCTGCTAAGTCATTAAGTAAGATTATGGAATCACTTACAGAAGTAAAGTATAAGATCGGAACAACAGGTACATTACAAGAAACAAAGACACATAAACTACAATTAGAAGGTATGTTCGGTCCAGCTTACTTTGTAACAACATCAAAAGAACTAATGGATCAAGGTACACTAGCCAATCTAAAGATTAAATGTTTAGTGTTAGCTTATTCTGATAATGAAAGAAAACTTGTTAGTAAGATGAATTATCAAGAAGAAATGGATTGGATTGTTAGAAATGAAACAAGAAATAACTTCATAAAC